TGGAGGTGCCCCAGGGCCTCGGCGCCGATCCGCTGGCCGTGATAGTCGCCGCTGGCAATCCGGCTGTCGGTGGTCAGGGTGGTCATGACCCCGGAACCGACAATGCCGAACCGCCCCAGGGTGCTGGCACCCTTGGCGTTCATGTCCTCGCGGATGTTGGCCAGCATATCGAGGTCGCTGTTGGCCACGGTAAAGATGGAATTTTGGGAGAAATTGGCGGCAAGCACCAACGACAGACAGTAATCCGCGATCGATTTTGCCAGCACATAGCCGCAATTCATGGTGGCCTCAGCCAGCAGGTTAATCTGCTGCACGGTGCTGGCTGCATCCAGGAAATCCAACTTGATAGGCACATGTTTGTGCCGGTTGATCACCACGGGCACGTCGTTCATCAGCGTTTTGGATTCGGCGGCATTGGCTTTGTAGCCGGTATTGGCGTCGTAATCCTGGACAGTGGGCAAGCCGGCGATGCGGGCATTGACCGTCTGGTTGAGCTTGGCACGCTCGGCGCTGAAATCGGTTGCAAAGGCGGCAACCAAAAAGGGCAGGCGCACCTTGAAGGCGTCCATGACCAGGTCGAGGATTTGGGCGGTGGAAAGTGTCAGGGCCATGTTTGTACCTCTCTAATGTCAAATTATTGTTAAGTTGCAGCGCGGGAATTATTTACTGCCGAAGCGTTTCTGTCGCTGCTCCTTGATCTTGTTCACCGCAGCCGCGCCATCGGCGGCCAGGGCCTGATCAGCCTCGGTGTCCTGGTGCGCCGGGTTTTTGATCGACAACGACGCCTTCCACGCCTCCGGAGATTTATCCAGGATATGCGCCCGGAACTCTTCCAAACTTTTGTCACTGTTGGCGAAGGTTTCGGCATCGGCATCGAAGCCGAAACGGCGACCCAGATCGCGGATCTCGGTTTGGCGCTTCCGGTCGACCTTCAAGGCCGCGGCAACTTCCGCTTTGACGTCAACCGGCTCGGCGGAGAGCAGCACGCCGGCAACGCCTTCAACGGTCACCTCGCTCAGGGCAATCTCCTGTTGTACCTGGACTTCAACGGGGGTAATTTCTTCGTTCTTCATCGGCCTGTGCTCCTCTGTTTGTTTTGATCGGTAATCCCGATACCGGGTTAAGAATTCATCGAACTTGTCGCCGTAGCTGGCGACTGCCTCTATAATTTCCGGGCTCTCTTCTAAAATCTGGAAAACCTGCGGATGGAGGTCCAAAAACTCGGTGATCTGCCCTGCCACCGTGGCGCTGGAATCCGCCGAGAAAAGCCCGTCATTTGCGGCAGGGTCATCAACGCAATCGCAGGCGATCAGGTTTTTGCATTCGATGAAATCCGGTCCGGCCGCCTTGTCGAACGCATCGTTCCAGCCGCCGTCCTGCTTCCGCGGATAGACCTTGCCGCCCTTCTTGTCCCGCCGGTAGCGGTTACCCTGGGCGAAGACGATCGAGGTGCCGAACATATCGGCTTCATTCTCGGCCATGGAAACGATATAGGCGTACAGATCGCCGGAGGGGGCCTCCTTGGCGCTCTGGCTCAGGTACAAATCCGCAAAACAACACGCGGCCAGGGTGCCGTCCGCGCGCACTGTTTCGCCGGTGGAGAAGTTTTTGAATCGGCCGATAAAGGTCCCCAGGGACTCGCTGCACATGTTGGGATGCCCGAAACGGGCCTTGATACCTTGCCTGAAGCTAGAACCTTGCGTTGCGACCGTCTCAATAAATTCGTTATCGAGGCTGACGCCGTGTCCTTTGGCTTCGCCTTCCGAGCAGACCTTGACGCCGCGAATAACGCCAGTTTCGGCGTCAACCGCTGAGGGTTTTGACCTTAAGCAAGGGGTATCGAGCCATCTTTTACTCATCTTCTTTTTCCTCCTCGTTGTCGCTCTCAAGCTCCGCGCCCTCGGGGGCAACGGCAATGCTCAGCAATCCGCGCTCTTCCAGCGCCTGTTTTTCATCGGCCAGCTGGTCCACGGTCTCGGCAAAATCGGCGCCGCTGGTCTCGGCAATGATGCTCTGCCTGGTCCGGAGGTGGGCGTTGATGGATTCCACATGCGCCTTGACCTCCTTGAGCGGATCCACCCAGGGCCAGCCGCGCGGTTGCCACACAATGACCGGATCCTGCAACCGCCGGGCACCGGTTGATTGCATCCGGCCGGTGATGTTTGCTGTCCATTCGTACCACTGGTCAAACAGCGGCTGATAAAAGCCGTCGATCATCTCCGCCTGCAGACAGCGCCAGCCTTCGCGATCCTCCAGCAGGGCCTGGCGGAGGCTGGAATAATTAACTTTCTCGTAATTGTTGGCCAGCGTCGGGCTGCTGACATTGAGACCGTTGGCCAGTTGCTGCATAAAGACCTTGTGGCCGCTCTCGTAGGTGCTGGTCGGGTATTCCGGATCGAAGGTTTTTAATTCGTAGCCGCGCGGGATCACGTCGAAACTTCCGGGCGTGGCTTCCATCCCGTCGGTGTCGAACCTTTCGCCGTCGCCGTCCAGGCCCGGTCCAAAGGTATCCGGATCGCTGGCGGTGAAAAAGCCCATCTTGGCGGCAGCGACCCGCCAGCCCACCACGATGGCTTCATGCACGCCATTGAGCATCTTGGTTTTGTGCATGATCGCCGCAAAATCCGGGATGCCACGGATCTGCCCCACGTATTCGTTCCGGAACAAATGGATGATCTGGCTGGCTGGAATTCTGCGCCGCTTGGCGTTTACGATCTTGAACTTGCGGTTGGGGTGCTGCTCGCTGAAGTGGTACGCCACGGGCCGGTCAAACTCGTCAAACTCAATGCCCATCTCCACCCGGTTACCGTTCGACAGCTCCACGCAAAAAGTGCTGTCCAATAGGTCCGGATTAAGAAAGCGCAGGGCAAACCGGTGGGGATTGTGCGGATAACCCTCCAGGATCTGCACAAAACACTCACCGTCGATTGCTCGCGTCCAGAGCGTCAACCAGGCTATTTCCCGCAGGGTCAGTGTGCCGCAGGCGCTGGGCGAAACAGACACACCCCGGCGGCGCCGCTTACGAGCGAACAGATTCCATTCGGTCTCGATCTCCGTGTTCCACTTGGCGTCGGGCTTCTTGCCGTCCCTGAGCTTGTTCTTAGCCTGGAGGATGATGCCGGCGCTGCCCAGGACATTCTGTTTGAGCAGATAGAGAAATCGCCGCGCCGTATCGTCGTTCCGGGCCAGGTCCCGCGAACGGGCCCGCAGCTTCTGCAGGTCGTTACGCAGGATGGTGTTGATCTCAAGCGGCAAGGTCGCCCAGTCGGAGAGATTGTTGTCGTTCGCCCCGACAAACCCGGAGAGAAAGGCTTTTGCCTGGCCCTGCGCCCGCCCCGCGGCCTTGACTAAGGAGATCGGCCGGCCCTGGGCGTTGTAGAGGATTGGGGCGCTCAATTGCTAAACCTCGGGGTGATAGTTTTGCGGCAGGAGGTTTCGGCCCTCGCCTTGGCCCACTTGATCTGCTGCAGGGCGTCAAGCTGTTCCGTCAGTTTGAGGTGCTGGACCTGGACACCATTGGGTAACACCTGCGACATCTGCGTCTTGTCGGCTCGCCCGGCAATCGCTGCCTCCAAGGCTTCAATGGCCTTGTCGTACCAGGCGCGGCCGTCATAGGTGGCCTGCGCGGCCAGGTCGGGCAGGACTTCGAGGTGGCCGCGCGCGATGGTGTGGCGGACCGTGCCCTTGGTCGCGAACCCGGCATAGGTATATTTACCGGGGGCATAGACCGCTGTGGTGGCGGCCGCGATCGCAATCGCGTGTTGATCACCGTCGGCGGTCGAGGCCATGGCGATTTTTGCCGAGCCATTGATGAACACAAAGGACAGGGCCCACCCATCGGAGGCCGGAAAATCGTCCCGGGTAATCGTCCAGGCAATGGAATCGCCGGCGGTAATGGTGGCGGGGACAGCGGTCAATGGTTCGGTCATTTCCAGTCCCTGACAAAGCTTTTCTTGGGTTTGGCCGCAGCGGGGCAAGGCTGCGGTCGGGGAGCCCGGCGCTTATTGTGCAGGGCCTCGATAGTGATCGCGGCCCGCAGGTAGACGCCGATATCCCAGTGATGGTTGGCCTTGCCCCGGGGGCAGTGCCAGTTGCCGCGCTCGTCGGCATATTCGACGCACATCTGGGCGGCGTAGTCGTTGCCCGTGCCGGCATGGAGGGTGATGCCGCCCGGGCTGCCCGGCTCGATCAGCAGCTTGTCGGCCAGCTCATCCTTGAAATGGTTGACCTTGAGGTTATAGCGGATCGGGCCGTTGACCATGGGGATCTTCTTGCCGGTGCGGGTCGGGTAGTAATCGATCTTCTTGGGCACATACAGCTCATCCTGGCGGCCGTTGCCCTTAACCGGCCGAAACAGACGGTTGCGGCGGCAGAACTCATAGACCGCCGAGGTGCGGCTGTGCTTGCGGTTATGGGGATCGGTGCCGCCGCCCGAATCGATGTAACCCCGCAGCACGCTGAACTGCTTGCCATCGGCGGCCGTCCATTCTCGCTGACCGAGGTCGATCAGATGCTGCCAGCGCTCGACATAGCCGTGGTCGATCATGGCCGTCTTGACCTCCGGACCCCAACCGCAGGCCCAGACCTCATAAAAAAAACCACGCTGCTGGGTATCGATCAGCAACAGCACGCAGGCCGTGTCCAGAGGAACCACGCCCCGGGGCTGTTCCGGATCAACCAGGCGGAGGATGTAATCCTCCTTGCGGTCCTGCTGCTCATGGATGTAGTCGATGGCCTCGTGGCCGTGCGCCCAGTCGAGCTTGTCGGCGAGTGAGCCGTTTTTACTCTTGAGGTAGGCCACCGCGATTTCGCGGAGGGTGATGTCGAGGCAACTCAGGGAACGATCGTGAAATCCTACCTTGGCGGGGCGTACCACGTCGGCTCCCTTGACCGCGACCCAGCAGCCTGCCTTGATCGCGGCCAGGCGCTTGCCCTCATCCCATACCGCGGCGCAGGCGTTGCAGACATAATCGCAGCCGCCCAGCTCGACCTTCTCCGGGGTGGCATCGTCGGCCAGGGCGAGATGCTCGGCATCAGGGCGTATCAACTCGCCGCAACCTGGGCAGCGCAGGCGACGTTCCCAAACCTGGTGGCAGTTGAGCATCCCCTGGTAAATAAACTTTTCCGCCGGAGTGGAGCTAAAAAAGCGTTTGTAGCGGCCGCGATAGATCCGGTTGCGCTTTTTGATCAGGGTGATCGGGTCGGTTTCCTTTCCGGCCATCAGCGGGTATTTGTCGACCTCGTCACCAAAACAGTATTTGGCGGCCCAGGTGGCCATGGAGGTGGCGCTGTTGGCATGGGCTGGAAAGATCTCGACGCCGTTGCGCAGCGAGATGCAGGCCATGGTGGTATCGTCCTGGCGGGACGAGATCAAGTCCTTGAGCTTGGGGGATTTGAGCAGCATCGGCTTGATCTTTTTGCCGACGATTTTCTTGGAGGCGTCCTCGCTGGGCATCAGATAAAAAATATTGCCCGGGGCGCAGTCGATGGCCCACTGCATGCAATTGAGCATGGTGTTAGTCTTGCCGCTCTGCTCGATCCCGCAAAACCAGACTTCTCGGACCCAGGGCTCGCCAAAGGTGTCCATGATCTTGACCGTGTGCGGGGCATACTCGTGCCGCCACCGACCCTCATGGGCGCCGTCGGTGACAATGCGGTACTTGCGGGCGTGGTCTGAGACTTTGATTTTTTCAG